TTAACACCCCCCGAAGTTCCATTCCATTCCACGTTCTTTCGCCCAATCAATCACTTTTTGGTATGGGCGTTTTCCCTTCATCCCAACAATGGCGGGTGGAAACCCTAGCTTTTGAGTCCAGCGCCACAGTGTGGGTTGGCTAATATTGAAAATACTCTTAATTTCAGTATCAGTAATAAATGGTTTTGGCGCTGCTTTCACTTCGGTCGTATTTGTCATTGCACAATCTCTATTTATCAGGGCCACCACTGGTCAGGTGGTGGCGGTTATTAAAATTTTAAGCGGCTGATGCTAAATCAATTTGATTCAAATTTGCCTCAACAAGCGCTTGAGCCACAGGAGGGCATACCGCATTACCGCATCTTGCTACTTGGCTTGCTTTGCTTATTTTCTTGCCTTGTGAGTTATGAGTAATTTTGTAATCAGCAGGGAAGCCTTGCGCGGCAAATAACTCATGTGGTTCAAGCATACGCATACCGATATCAACAATTTGATACTGCTCACCGCGAACTGTGACTAAACCAAAACGGTCTTTTGTGGTTACAGTGCCAATTGGCGATTTAAGATCTTCACCGAAGCTAGTGCCGTAATACTTAATTAGGAAAGCTCTCACTTCGCCTAGGTGTAACCCGCCGGCTGAAATTGTGTGTAGTGGCTCATTTGTTGCGTGGCCGATATTTGTTCCACGGAGCTTGACCATATGGCTAGTAACTAACGCATTGTGATCGATCGTAGTTACTGTTGGTAAAGGCTTGTTGATACATGCAGATGGACCATCAGTGAAATGACGAGCGATGAACGCAGTAACAAGAGCAAAATGGCCACCCTTTACTTGAGCACATATTGTTCTCAATGGTTCGTCGGCTGGCATATTACGTTGGTTAGATGCGTTTGCGTGCTCAGTAATAAAAGGAACTGCGCATTCACCAGGAGCAATAAAAGGGCTCTCGTTATTTAGTACAAACTTCTCTAATCCTTTAGCTATTCTCTTCATGGTATTCTCTACCAACGGCTTCTTGCGCCCAAAGATGGATTTAACAGGAATTGACCAATCGATGATATCTGCCGCCGTTACATAAGGGAGCAACCCTTCGCCATGAGTTGGCTTCGGCCATTCGATTGGCTGCTTGTCATTCCGAGCGACCAAAAAGAAGCGTTTGCGAATGGTTGGCGCACCGTAATCACAAGCGTGAAGAACTCGATAATCAACCTCGTAACCAAGCCCTTTTTCAAGTTTTTCATACGGAAAGGTTTCCCCTAGCGCATAGCGTATTTCTTCCCATGCTGGGTGTTGTTTCTCCAATCCAGTAGTGAGTACTTTTACAAAAGCCTCGAACGTTTCACCTTTTCGCTCAGTGCATGGTTTAAACTTCCCTTCTTCGGCTTCAACAACTGGCCCCCAAGTCATAAACTCTTCAACGTTCTCAAGCATGATGATGCGAACCGGCACAAGTGCGGCCCAACGAATAGCAACCCAAGCAAGGCCGCGAATGTTTTTATCAACGGGTCGATTACCCTTGGCTTTAGAGAAGTGCTTACAATCAGGTGAAAACCAAGCCAAGCCAACCGGACGCCCTTCGCATGCTTCGACTGGATCAACATCCCAAACCGACTCGCAATAGTGCTTCGTTTCTGGGTGATTCATTTTGTGCATATCAATCGCTGCGGGATCGTGGTTTATCGCAATATCAATATGGCGGTTAAGTCCAAGTTCCATGCCAGTGGAAGCACCACCGCCGCCCGCAAAGTTATCTACAACAATCTCATTTTCTCTTAGCATAATTATCTCATTGCATTAATTGGTTATCAGGGCCACCACTGGTCAGGTGGCGGCGGTTATTAAAGGCTGTCTGTTAGATGTAAAGGCTCTGTTTTTTAGCTGCTTTTTCTGCAATATCTGCAATATTTAGAGCCAAGCGTTTAACTTCACCTCGAATGGTTCTGATGTTCAGCAAGGATTTGTGAATGTCATTTACTTCTGGACTATTATCGAGATTGAATAGGAAATCTCGTAGAGCTCTAAAATAAATCTCTCTCACTTCTTCGTCAGCGAAATCGCCGCGAACAAAAGTTCTTATATAGTCAGCATCATCCCCCTCACTTGACACTATTGATAGTTTTTCGCTAGCTTCAAATTGTTGAGCTTGCGTTAGTTCATGACGTTTGCAAGCAAAGTTCAGTGCGATCATGGTGGTGCTTTCATCATTTAAGCCTACATATGCGCGCCAATCAGAAAGCGGGCTTGGTAGGTTTTTATCATTCCATTCAAATGTTGGGTGGTTGGTGGTTTCATCCGGTAGTTTTTCTGTTGCAGCACATTGCGGTTGTTCTACTGTTTCTATCTGATCTTCTGGTTGAGTTGATTCAACCTCAACTTCAATCGGCTTTACCTCACCAAAGACCTTTTCTTCCATGATGGATAGCCCTTCATTAAGATCAATTTTCATCATAGAAAGTAACTTAGCAGCAGTTAATTTGGTTGCTGTTGCATCTGCTTTCATTGTTTTTAAGTTGGCATCAACACATCGCCCATGAAATACCGTGCTATTTCTTGACCAATCAATGTCACGTAAGATTGAGAAATCAACATTGTCGATTCCTGCCTCCTTTACAGCTAACGCGGCCGCTTTAAGAATTACACCAGTGGTTATGATGCTTTCCTCTTTGAGGCGTTGAGCACTTCTCACGCAATGGGAAAACTTTTCATCAAAACCAATCCCTTCGAACCAGCTCTTCCAAAAGCGAGTGATTAGTGCTTTGTTTTCTTCTGTTGGTGCGCTGTTTTTCTTTATCCCGGCAACTGTTGCACTTACTTCTTTAATTGTTTTGATTGAGAATAGATAAGTGCTTTTCACTGAAACTACATTGCGCTCAAAGTCTACCATGTCGATTAACTGTGGAATGTTTGCGGCGAGTTCCTTAGCAAATAAAGCCATTTCATCTCGGTTGTTGTAAGTATCAGAAAGCGCTTGAGCTGGTTTCGCTACATTGCCGTTAATGTCCGAGAACATAGATTGACGCTCCTGAAGTGTTAAGCTTTCAAAGAGCATCACTGGGGCGCTGTGCGAACCAAGCTCAACTCTTGTGTCGCTATCTTCCATTGCAATAGCTACGCCACTCGCGCGGTGCTGCCCATCAACAAAAAGAAGGGCCGTATCCATAGGAACTGAAAGCGTTCCAACGTTCGCAATATTTGATTCTTTAAACTCAACATTCATGTCACGATCAACGTTCACAAAACCTGTCAGCGCTGGCAAAACGAAACTTTCTTTATTTTGTTTTAAGTATTCCGAAAACTTTTTAGCTCTAACCAAATTGACTTCACGTTGGCTGCGTGAAAGTGCGGATCCATCGCCAGTGTCAAGCTTAAACATATTTTGTACTACACGCATTGGGACAGTGGCCATGTAAAATATTCGGCCAGCTTGATGCCCGCGCACTACTGGAAATTCATAACAGAAATTGTTAGACATAATTCGCTTTCCTTAAACTTGTTCTTTATAAGCCACCACTGGTCAGGTGGTGGCGGTTTAATTAAAACTGGTTATAGCGCTGTGGGGCTTCAACCATTTGCAGAGCATCGCGCCAACAATCATCAATGCTAATATGAGGTGTAATCCAATCGGGTGTGTTCCAGCCATCAATGTAGCCTTGCTCGCCCATAGTGAATGCGTCTATGTAAGTTCTCACATCACGGAATGCGTTGTATTTGATCGGCATTTTCACACCAAAATCTTTGCATAAGCTAGCAAGCTTAGGTGGATCAAAGTCAGTGCCTCGGCAGAATGGTTGAGTGCCTTTAATGAATTCAAAGAACTCTTCTAGTGCTTTCTTTACCGGGTTAGACGGGGCGTAAAATGCGGCGTCAATGGCGTTTTTAGGCTGCTTTAACCAAAATTGCTCAATGCAGCTAGCTTCAATAATGCGGCCTTTTAATATTTGTTCGGGGATGTTCAATACTCGGTTAAAGCTAGTTTCTTGATAGAAAGCATCACCGTGAGGGATTGGTTGAAATCGATCAAACTTAACAGCGGAAAGCGTAAGAATAATGCAGTTATTAGCTGTTCCTGTTGTTTCTGTATCAAACACGCTTGTGTTTGGTTGGTACTCGTTAATGGGTTTGTCTTGCTTGCTCATTGCACGTTTCCTAATTTAATTTTGAGGTTGAAAGCCACTGGTCAAGTGGCCTAGTTGGTTAATACGGTTCTACATCTTGCGGCTGCATCGTGCCTTTTTTGCATTCCTTGCACGTTTCACCAATCTTTGATACTTCGAACCAGTTACCGCAGTCTTTGTTGTTACACTGGCAGTAATATTGACCTTCGTTTGCTTTGGATACCTCTGCGTTATTAATGCTCGGTAAGGCATCGATGAATTCCACAACCTGTTTTAAATTGTCAAATTCCATTTCGGTGCTTAAGTCGCCCCCTTTATCAAAAACCAAGTTTTCAGTTTCTTCGGTGAATTCAAGAGTCCATCCATTTGCATAACCATAAGGAGTAGGGCAACCTCTCTCGTACTCTATTTTGGTTGCGGTAATCCCTTTGCTTTTTAAAAGGTGTTCAATTTTGCGCTTGCTCATCACAACCCCCTCACCAACTGGTCGCGTAAATTTGGTGGTGTGCCTTTGATGGTTAGCGTGTCGGTTTCTGCGTCGTAGAACACGCGCTCTGAAAGAAGAATGCGGTCAAACTGGATGGTAATGCCGCCGCCAGCGCCTCTGAACGTGACAAGTTTACTGATCATCTTCTTGTCTACTGGGAATTGCGCGGCGAGTTCGTAGCCGTTTTCAACCACATAGCTTTCAAATGACTTGCCGTTGTTGAGTGGCAGTTCACCCGAAAGCTCTACAACGTCTAATTCTTCACCGAGGTTCGCGACATCAAAACAGTGAGTTTTTACTTGTTTGCGAATCGCTAGCGCTTCTTCTTGGTCGGCTTGCTGGTCGCTAATGAAGTCTTGCACTGCTTGCATAAGAATTTGATTTTGAAGTTTGGTTTCAAAGCCAATATCAAGCCCGAGGAAATCAAGAAAGAAGTCACTCACGCCGCGGCCAGAACGCCCCTTTAAAAACGTAACGTAGCGCAGTTGGTTAGGGTTAGTTTGGTATTCAGTTAGGTTGATCATCGCAGCGATGGTGATGCTAGGGGTGTTTAAGTAGTTCACTTTATTAACGCTTAACTGGTCGTTAATGTTTACGCCTTCCGCAAAGGGGATTATCGCCACTATCATTAGCTCGCTAGCCAAATGACGGTAACGGGCAAACATTACAAGCCCTGTGTCAGCAAACGGGTATTTGCTCAGCTCTTGAACTAAATGAGTAGATTCGTAGTAAGAGAACTCAAGGAAGTTACAGTTACCTTCAAGCAAGGTGTCTAACTTGCTTTGAAAATCGCTTTCAGGTTTGAAGTAACCAAAGCCTTTGGCGGGTTTGTTGGTGAAGATGTGGTGTGCGTCTTCGACTAGGCGTTCAAATTCAGCGAAGCCTATTTGTGGGCCTAGGTCTTGCGCGAAATGCACAAGGCCGATCTCCTCCATTTCGTTTTTCACTATTTGGTTTACGTGGGCGCTTATAATTTCAATACTCATTGCACATTTTCCTATTGGTTGTTGAGGCCGTTGGTCAAGCGGCGTTTTTGATTGATGAAAGGTATTTATCTACGTTTTGGTGAATCACTTCGAATTCGATTACCCAAACGTAGGGGTTTTGATGCCAGTTCTTATAAATTGAATCCCATAAGCAAGCGAAAGATGATTTAGCATCCTCAAACGTTCCGCCCCATGTTTTAGCCATTTCTGCGAGTTGGTAAATATCAAAATCACCAATGGTATTTTCAATGCCTTCTTTCCAGCATTGGTCTTCTGTAATTTCCTGCACTCGCTCGATGCGAACATCAGTGACTTTCAGAGTAATTCTGCTAATGCCACGGGGCATGTGGATTGATGGAGCCCATTTGCTTTCTGAGTTATCGCCACTGGTCGCTAAATAAATTGGCGCTCCTGTCGGTGGGCATGAGCAATGATCTGAGCACCCACACTCATCTGAATTATTGAATAAGCGAAATGTCTCACGCACATAAATTAGGTCGCCAGTTTGACAAGGTGCGTGCTTACTTTTAACAAAGTTTTTCATTGTTGACTCAGGAGAAAAGCCAAGGCCAAACATATAACCATCACAACAAAAACCACCAAGCTCGCTGTAAGTAACTTCTTTTTTTGTCGGTCTACGCGTTACCGTTTTATCGCCAGAAATCAGGGCTTTCACCATGTCAGTATTAAAAATCATTGGTAGGGTTCTCATCACCTTACCTCCATATCCATGATTGGGTTTTTGCGTTGCTTGCGGTTAAACAAGCGGCGGATAGAATAACTGCGGCCAATTGAGATAATGGTGAAATAAAGGCCTATCAGTAAGTTTTCTTCCAACTTCAAATGCACATCAAAAAGAGGGAAGATCACAAGCTGGCTGACAATAGAAATTCCATAGCCGATCAACACATTCACCACACTTTCAATAAAACTGTTTTGCTTAGTTTGCATCGCGATCTCTCCATGAATAAATGCCGTAGAACACAACGCAGATCAGTGCGTAAATGACTAAACCCATAAATCACCCCTTACCTGGCATATAAAGTCGTACTCGGTTAACGGTGTGCCAGCATTGAGCCTCACCATTGAACAAGCCGCCTTCAGATAACTTGGCACAACCTTGCGGTAGCTGTTCGCCACACTTGCTGCATTTGCCTAGTTCTTGTTTTATGGCATCAATTTGTTTGTGAGCGCGTAAAATACAAGCTTCTATTGCTTCCACTTCCGAGTAAGGCTCGGTTGGGTAGGCATAGAATTCGCGCACTTCTTTTAGCTTTTGGTGCACTACTGGGTGAAGCAATAACCCGCGCACCTCAACGTGTTGAGCGGCTTTCTTATTTTTGCGGTAACGCTTAGCGCGGGCCGCAGCTTGCTCGCGTTTTCTTTCGTCGCTCATGCTGCCTTACCTTTTGCTTTCGCGTTCGCGTTCTTTGCTGCTTTCTTTTTGACAGGGCCAAGCAATTGCTTGGCTTTGGCTAAGCAGTAGTCAAAGCATTTGCCGCCCTTTGCGCCGCCAAATGATGCGGTGGTGCGAAAGGTTTGTACTGCAAGGTCACAAGCGCGGTTTACTTCAAGCGGCTCGTAACCTTCGGCTTCGAGAATTTGTCGAATGTGTTTATCAATAAACGCTTCTCGGTTATCACGAAGAATTAAAGTGCTCATTGCATATTCCTTGTTTTTGGGGTGAAACCCCGCAATCAGGCAATTGCTTGTCAGAGTGGTCAGCCCTGTATATACTTGATTGCGAGGCGTAAAAGTCTCATTGCACAAAGTTAACCCCTGTTGGTTTGGTCACCGATGGGGGTTATCTTCTTTTAGTGGGCATGTTTTCTTGCGTGGATCTGCCCTTGAATATTTGAAATATCCGCGCCAATCTGCTGCATCAATGCGTAGGTTTCATCATCAACCTGCAAATTAACCCCACATAACGACTGTACCTTTTCTTGAACTAACTCCACCGCTACGCGAATGGGGTCGTCTTTTTGCAAGCTGTTTTTTTGCTCATCAAAAGAGCGGGTGCATACGTTCGCCACTTGAATGCCAGTTAGCATTTGGTGTGTTTGTTCTAGGGTTAGTGTTTTCATTGCAATCCTCGTTATTACTTTAAAAAGCGGGGCTGGTCAGGCCGCTGTCTCATTGCACAAAAATTGTTTTTCTGATTTAGAAATATGAGCTAATTTATTTCCTTTTTTACGTGTGGCTTTTTTTTCTTCCCATAGAGCCAAGCCATTAATGTAGGCTTTAATATTTTTTAGACTCTTGTGTTTGTTGGCATCAATCACGCTTTTAGTTGTTCTCACCTCTGTTTCGCAAATCCATGCGTTCGTGAAGAACCTAAAGGTAATGAAGTCTCCTTTTCTTTCGCTTAGCTGAATGTTTTTTGGTGGCGCATTACCTGTTAGCAGGTAATGATTTTCGTCACAGCGTTTGTTTACAAATTCCAAGAGCACTTCAATGCTTCCTGTTAATGTTTCATTTGTTGCATAAATGTGCGCTGTTTTTTGATCGCCAGATAAAGAAGTGTCCCAGTAAACGAGAATGGCGGATGCTGATCCTGTCATTGTTTCATTCTGGTAACCAAACCATCGTTTTTTGTAGGTGCTTTCTCCAACCTGAAACATGTCAACTCCTTGCCCTTCGTGATCTAGCCCTGCTTTATCACCAAAAAGGTACAAAATCTTTCACAGTAAGAAAGTAGTTTGATATAAACAAAACGTAATGCTTTATAGTGCCAGCCAATATGTACCTTTTAGGTATGAAATAAAGGTACAATTAAATTATGGTACTGTAAAGTTGTTTTTGTAACTTTTTTGTACCATTTGTTTTGAGGGGTATTTAATAATGAGATTAAGAGATTACATGCCGAGCACACTGGCATTATCAACGCTGGTTATCGTTGCTGCTGGCGATGCGCCGGGCATAATCGTTTGGGGAGTGTTCTTTGTGGCGCTTTTTGTAATGCCTATAACTGGTAAATTAATAAATAAAGCTAGAGTTAGTAGCGGGTTGCAATCAAAATCTGGATCATTTTATCTTGCTATCGGGATGGGTTTTTATGCTTTGCTGATGGTTATGTATAGCTTTAGTGGCGTCGATTATGATCAATACAAAAATAGCACAATCGCTGAAATCAAGCAGAAACCTATGACATTGCGTCATGATCTGGTTGACGCTTATATGAGCGGAAATGGAATTAATCAAGAAGCGAAAGATGATTTTTATTCCTGCTTTAGCCATAAGACAAACACTAAGAGCAATAAGCTTGAAATTGATAAGGTGTTAGGGTGGTGCAAGGATGAGTACGCTAACAAAAGCGATAGGTTTGGGACTTATATAAATTTTGATGATTTTGAGAAAAACTTAAGCATGTGGGATGGTAGTTACAGACCATTAGAAGTGAAAATCAAATCTGATATGCATAACAAGAGCACTTATGAGCACGTATCAACTAGATATAGATATATTTTGGATGGTGAACCAAGGGCTTTCGTAAGAAGTGAATTTACAGGTCAGAATGCCTACGGCGCAATTGTTAAGCAAACTGCAACTGCGCTAATTTCGCTTCCCAGCGGTTTAATTATTGAAGATAGCATTAATTATTCAGGCATATAGCTGCCAATTACCACGCCGCATATATCAATCCCACCATCAAATATAGGTTGGTGGTGCGGGTTGAGCGGTTTTAAGTAACGCTGGCCTAATTCATTTTCTGCCAACTGCTTGAATGTGTGGCCTTGGTCTGTTTTCGCTATTACTCTCATGCCCGGTTCAGCCACTTTTTCAGGATCGACAAAAATAACCGTGCCTTCTGGGTAAGTTCTGCCATAAGGGGCCGTCATTGAATCACCCACCACGCGCAAAGCAAATGTGCGGTTTGATGCAGCCTTGTTTGGGCACAGTATCATTTCGCAATCGTGCGGCAGAACTTGCGTTTCTGAATTGCAAAAGGCCCCAGCTTGCACCCAAGAGATCAATGGCACCATCGGTGCGTAATTCACCGCTTGTACATTTACGCTGTAATTAGCTTGCGTTTCATTGGTTAAATGTTCGGCTGGCATATTCAGCAAGTTTTCAACCGTGGTACCGACAATAGCAGCAATTTCTGCAATGCGCTTTGTATCTGGCACTGCTTCGCCCACAATCCATTTGCGAATAGCGGTTAGCGATATTTTCCTAGACAATCTTTCTTGTATATAACCTGCTCGGCCTCGTTCTGGAATGCCAGCCTCATCACATGCCTTGTTTAATCGCTTGGAAAAAAAATCCTTTTTATAGTTTCCGTTACCATGATTGGCGTCTAACCAGCCATCCGCTTTACCAAAGCACTGCTCGATATGGCGGGCCATTTTAGGGCCTATATTCTTTGTTCTACCGCTTCCCAAAAAGCGGCTGACTTGGGTTTCCGAGCGGTCTATTTTATTTGCGAATGCACTAATGCCACCCTCGATAAGTGAGAGATATCTTGCATTGTCAATTCTATTTTCTTCGGCAGTTTTCATGCTTATATGTTAAACCTTGTACCAAACGCGTACAGTCCCTTGCGGGTATGGTTGTTCTCGGTTAGTATTACCTCGGAGGTACTATTTATGTACGCAAACTACTGGCGTCAATTAGACGCATGCCAACGGGAAACCTTGGCAAGCCATTTAAAAACAAGCACCGAGTATCTGCGGTTGATCATGTTTGGGCATAAAAAGCCCGGTGCGACTTTAGCGCGTAAGCTGCATGACCGAACCAAAGGCGAAGTCGATAAACACAAACTTCGGCCAGATATTTTCTAACTTAATTGTAGCCAATTCATCACTAAATGGCGGATAGCTAAAATTCTGTACAAATAACCAGTAAGGAAAAACTATGCAGCACAGTTTAAAGAGCGTTATCCGTAACGCTGTGGAAGGGTGGCGAACTGAGGTAAGCAAAGAATACATTGCAAGCCGCGTTGCCAGTGTTTATCACCGTTTTGAGTTGAGGTTTGAAGTAGACGCTCAACGTAAAGAGCTACTAAAAAGACCGGGCATTGATGACAAAAACAATGCGCAAAACTTTTTTCGTTACCTTGAGCGTTATTCCGTGGAAGCGAAATCCACCATTATGGATCTTCTTCCGGCTATTCTCACTGCCATGCCTGTCGAACGTGCTTGTGCAGCGCTAAATCAGTTTTTTAACCCGCTTGGGTTTTCTGTTGCTGCTATTGGTGCAAACCACACTAAATCAAGCCGTGACGACCTGCTAGCAAGCCAAAACAAAGAAACCAGTGAGGCGTTCCGCGCGGTTATTTTGTTACGTGAAAACGCCAGTATTGACCAACTGCGTGATGCGTACCGAGAAGTGCAGGAAGCGCAAAACAGCCATGACCCAATTTTAGAGTACCTAGAAACGTTAATGAGCAAAAAAGCGGCGTAGTGACTGACCATCACACATACGCGTGACGCATAACGCTATTTGATAGCATTGATAACGGAGAACTTTGTGCAATGAGTCTTTATATCGTTTTAACCAGTGGCCTCCGCTCTTGGATGTACGCCACTGCTGAGGGTAAACGTGTGGTTTCTCGCGAGGAAGCTGCGGCCATTTTCCACCGAATGAAAGCAGATAGGGCGGCAGTATGAGTATTAAAATTATGTCTGCCGTGTGGGATGTTTCTGCGTTTAAAGGTAACCAGAAACTTATCCTGCTTTGCCTTGCTGATTTTGCCAGTGATGAAGGTTATGCATGGCCAAGTATTGGCACGGTTGCAAGAAAGTGCGGCGTGTCTAAAACAACACTAAAAAGCCAAATTAAGACACTTATTGATCTTGGCGTTCTTAAAGTAAAGCATCGTAAGAAAGAAAACAGCCGAAATAACGATTCAAATATGTACTGGATTGACCTTGCAACTATCAGAAAAATGGAGCTGACCGAGGTCGAAAATAAACCTAGGTCAAATTCCGACCTAGGTCAAAATACGCTTGAGGGTGGGTCAAATTCCGACCCCAAACCATCATTAATAGATCCACCAATATTAAAAGATAACCCCCTTAATCCCCCTAGTGATGAAATTGAGCCGAAATTGGAGCCTAAAAAACCCAAGCGTTCTAGCGGTAAGAAAACAAACTTTCCAAGTGATTTTAAGCTCACCGATGAAATGAGCGCTTGGTACGCTGAGCAAAAGGATTTTGTGATGGGTATTGTTTACGCTACCGAGCAATGGCGAGATGCAATGATGTCGAGAGGTAGCACCTATGTCGATTGGGTTGCAGCGTGGCGCAGTGGGATGCGGTTACAGAACCAGTGGGCAAGAGAGCGCGGGTTTGTGAAAGGTCAGGCGCTTACTGTGAAACCAACCACCGCGCAAGTTGGTGAAAGCTATCGCGATGGTATGGATGTTTCGAAATACCAATTACCGGAACGCAGGGGGTAGCCATGAGCTCATTACAACAACTTCGTGCCAGAATTCCTGCGCACATTCAGCCATACAGCCGCGCGCAAATGGAAGAAATTCGCAAGCGTGAGGAAGAAGAAACCAGCCGTAAGATCTTCCAGCAACATCAAGTTGCCAAAGTGCAAAGCGCGCTGGGCCGTAGCGGTATTGGTAAGAAACACGCCAAGTGTCGTTTGGATAATTACATTACCGAAACGCAAGGCCAGCGAGTGGCGTATAACCATGCTAACACATGGCTGGGTGACTACCTGAAAGCGCCCCATAACCGCAGTTTTGTGTATTCAGGCACAACGGGTACGGGCAAGAACCACCTTGCTTCAGCCATTGGTAACAACCTGTTGGCGCGCGGTAAGTCGGTGATGCTGCTTTCTGTCCCTGATTTGATGTTGAAGATCCGCGACAAATACAATTCAAGCAGTGTGATGACCGAGGCGAAGTTTATTGAAGTGCTTAGCCAGGTTGATCTACTGGTGCTTGATGAAGTGGGTGTGCAGCGCAAGAACGACCATGAAAACATTATGCTGAGTACGATCATCGATGCGCGCTGGTCGAACGACTTGCCAACCGGCATTCTCACCAACCTTGGGTATGAAGAACTGCAAAGCTTGCTTAGTGAGCGAGTGGTAGAACGCTTGCTCGATAACGGCGGTGAGTGGGTGTCGTTTGCGTGGGAAAGCTTTCGCGTGAAGTCGCGAAATAAACCGGAGGGCGCGTAATGGCAATTTTAGTGAATTCTACATCGCCAGCGGAAGATAAAAACCGATGGGGTACAACGTGGGAATGCTTTGGTGATGGACAAGCGTTGTATGGGCGAGAGTTTAAATTGGATGTCTGTGCAGAGCCAGCAACGGCCAAAGTGAACCGGTTCTATACATCGATTGATTGGTTAGAGCACCGCGCGGGTAACTACTTTCAACGTGGTGTTGGTTTTGCCACTAACGACTTTAACCCGAACGCGAAAATAGTCGGCTTTGATGCACTTGAGCAGCGATGGGAAAATGATTTTTGGTGTAACCCGCCGTTTGACTTAAAGCAGTTGTTTATCAAAAAGGCTTATCAAGAAGCCAGAGTAGGGCTAAGTGGGATGATGCTATTACCCTATGAACCCGCAACCACTTGGTGGCGTGAATTGGTCGATGGTAAAGCTACCGCCATTTATGAACCGGATGGCCGCTACAACTTTTTTGATATTGATGGGAAAACCAAAAAGCGCGGCGTTAACTTTCCTTCAGCTTTTGTACTTTGGACACCGCACCACATGCACTACACACCGAAAATTCCATTTAAAAGAGGTGTGGCGAGTGATATGGGGCTTAACTTTCTTTATCCACTACAGGAGGTGGCATGAATAAGATTAACACGCTGATTCTTGATGCATGCTGCGGTGCGAAAATGATGTGGTTCGATAAGCAGAACCCTCTAACCCTATTTAATGACATTCGTGAATTGGAGACGAATCTTTGTGATGGGCGCGAGTTTTCTGTAAGTCCTGATGTGACTTATGATTTTACAAATCTGGATTTTCCTGATTGCAAATTTAAGTTAGTTGTTTTTGATCCTCCTCATTTGAATAAGATTGGTGATGATGCATGGATGGCGATTAAATACGGGAAACTTCCTGAAGATTGGCGGGAAATGCTTTCTAATGGATTTGCTGAGTGCTTTCGAGTTCTAGAGAATAATGGAATTCTTATTTTTAAATGGAATGAGATTCAGATTAAAACAACCCAAATTTTAGACTGTGTAGAGTTCGCACCATTATTCGGACACCCTAGTGGTAAAAGAGCTGATACTCATTGGATCGTTTTTATGAAGAATGAAAGCATGCGCAAAGACAACAAATGTGAGGAGGCGGCATAATGCGACCTGAAACGTTATTGGCTAAATTTGATTTGAAAGGGCTTAACTACGAACAAATGCACAACGGCGGTGGTAAAGGCTTGTTCTCGCTAGAAGAACAGCTTGCGATGGTTGGTGTGACGTGGAAGGAATCACCAGTTGGTTTTTTGGTGTTGTTTGTAGAAGTTCAGAACAATGCACATTCCAGACGAATGCTTGAGAAAGCTGTGATGCTTGAAGTGATCAGCCAAACTCAAAAGTGGCGCGGCCAGAAATGCGAGCAAGCCTTTGTTGCATTAGTTCGCGTGGCTATTGAAGAGTCGATTAACCCGCTAGGCCAAGTTTGCCCTGCGTGTGGTGGTACTGGCACTTATAGAACAGATCGCCGTCAAACCCGCAATTGTGTTCATTGTCACGATGGTCGTATTGAATGGAACTACGAACAACGCTTTGCTGCAATGTGTTCTGCTGAGTTTGCTTGCACTTACAGCATGTTTAAGCGTTATCACGAAGTGCTAGAACCAATCACGAAATGGCTTTCTGCAAAACGTAACGCAGCAATGCTGGCGCTGATGGAAAGAATTGAACGAGAAGAGGCGGCTTAGATAAGCATTACTAAATGCGACGAGGGAATTACTTTTTGTTATTGCTGTTGTTCTTTAATGCTTTTTTCGATTAAGTTTTATACAAACAATAAGTAACGCCTTCCTTTGCTGTCATTAACCAAAAGCGCCCTTAGGGGCGTTTTTTATTTTTATGCACAACATCTAGTGGGTGAGTGTTGACATTCACCCCTAAATGGAGCAGTATTACCACGATGCAGAGCCTCACCTATTCGGTGGGGCTTTTGTGTTTCTGACATTTGTTACTCTGTTTTGCGCCTTTATGGCGCTTTTTTTGTGCTTGTCATTTCTCATCTAGCTCAACAGTTCTGTGGGGCTTTTTATTTTAAACCAAGTAAGCAAAAGGACACTCCAGCAGGGGGTGGATATGCGTATGAATGAAAAAATTTCCAGCTCAATGTCTTACTGGTGGAACGGTTTAATGGCTTTCTTTGGTGGGGTATCAACGGATGGTTACATAGTTATTATCTCATTAGCCGGTATGTTGTTAACTGCGTGGATAAATAATTACTGGCAGAAGAAGCGGTTTAAAGCGGAATTTGGCAATGAGCAAAGTTAATAACATTACTCGGTCGCTCATCGCTGCTGGCGCTGGTGCGATTGCGATTGCGGTTTCAATGATAAAGCCGCTTGAAGGAATAGAATATATTCCGTATCGCGATGTCGTTGGTGTCCTTACGGTTTGCTACGGCACTACAGGGCCAGATGTTATCGAAGGGAAGGTATACACAAAAGAAGAGTGTGAATACTTCTTACGGCGAGACTTAAAGAAGATCGAGCGACAAATACTTCCGATGATTAAGCCAGCACTTCCAGAGCCAACAAAATCAGCGCTTTACTCTTTTACTTACAATGTTGGTGTGGGTGCGTTCTCTCGCTCAACGTTGCTTAAAAAATTGAACGCTGGTGATATAACAGGCGCTTGCAGTGAACTGAAGCGGTGGGTGTATGCGGGCGGTCAGAAGTGGAAAGGATTGATCACTCGCAGACAGATTGAGGGCGAGGTATGTCAACTTCAGCTTACTGGAAAATGATCGTCGCTGGCGTCATTACTATCGTAATCATCGCACTTTTTAGTTTGTATTCAGTAGAGAAAGCAAACCGCAAGGTAGTGCAAACGAAGCTTGATAAGGCAACGGAAGAGCGTGATTCACTAGTTGAGCTAAACAACAGACAAGTCGCCAAAATTAAATCCTTCAATGAACTCAGCACTAAACATGCGGAGGAAGCCGCTAATGCAAAGAAAGAAATTGACTCTCTTCGTGCTGACGTTCGCAACGGCGCTAAGCGGGTGTTCATCAAAGCCAGTTGTCCTGAGCCAGTGCCCAAAGTCGATAGCGCCAGAAGCGTGGGCGATGCAGGAGCCGCCGAAGTTGAACGAGCAGTTGCAGAAGATATTCTCGATCTCCGAGAAATGAACTCAAAAGCCATCAGGCAGATCCATTATTTACAAGGCTACATTCTTACTCAATGCTCGCTAGCCAGTCACTCTGATTAAAGCGGCCCGCTTGCTGCCTTAAAGCAAGCAAACCTATCACCGCCAAGAGCAAAAGCGTGCATTCTTTTTTGGTGTCGTCGAGCACCTAAGGCTTAGGCCATTATCCACAGTGCTTACGGCGGTGACCCTTTTATAAGTGAGTTAATCATGTTGAAACCTATTTTACCTAGGGTTTTGCCTTCAATCTTGAATCGAATGAATCAGCATGCTTCGGTGCAAGTGTTTGCACTTTCATTTGATGGTTTAGCTCAGTATGTTCAATTTAGTCAGCCAGTTGTCATTCCAGAAAATACCGACTTTGAAATAGAGGTTTGCGTGTCAGGCGTTAGGACTGATGCTTTTCAGTCTATTTTTTCAGGCCCAACGATCAACGATTTTTTTAGAGCGTTAACTAATGGTGATGGCATACAAGTTTACGCAGGTGGTTATGTTGTGAGTTGGACAGGGGCTAATTTAAACGTTTCTGAAACTCATGTTTATGGATTGCGAAGAGTTGGTGTCACGATATCAATTATTATTGATGGCGTAGTGGTTTCAACTCGTACCGGATCCAGTTCGCAGGTCGTGATTGATCGGTTAATGCGTTCTTGGGGGACGTCTTCTTATTCACTTGGCGTTCCTCGGTTGTTTAAGGCTTGGGTTAATGGTGACAAAAGCAGCGGGCAATTAGTTTTAGATTTGCCACTGACTAAGCGCGAGATGGGTGCTATTCAGTACGCCAATTCTCCTAGTAATTTTACCGCTGAAATCATTAATTATACCGACGCTATGTGGACGGAAATCTAATGTATCAAGTTTATGCTTTTCTTACTTTGGCAGGCTGGCAGCAGCTTGCTGCGGAGCAATGGCCGCATGCCGTTGATGTAGGCAGTAATTATAAGTTGATTGTTTTTACCAATGAACAAGAGCCTAAACTTGAGGCTTTGGCTATAAGTCATGGTTTTAAGGTGAAACGCCTAACGGCTGTTCGAACTATTAATGCAATGACCGCGAGTTCTGTTGGTCCGTTTGTTTGCAGTTACGATATTGCTCAAAAAGTCGTACAGCATTTTTCTCCAATCGAAGTTGAATAGGTGGGGCTTATGCCGCTGCATACTAATGAAATGCCGTTTGATCATCTTGGTGGTTATTTGCAAGTCGAAGTCGTTGGTTCTGGGACGGCTCAGCTTCAAGTTAATTCTGGAGAGAACTGGGTAAATTGCGGAGAGCCTTTATCAGAAGGTGTTTACTGTGATTTATTCAAGCCAGCGGTATATCGCTTCTCTCTTACGGATGCTACGGCATTTACTCGATAGTTCCCCCGCGTTGGCTTCTCGCTGTCTTAATTCGTTAGCTATGACCACGAAGCGGTTTACCGCTTACTCCTTACGTGTGAGCGCGAGTTCAGAATCAAAAAGAAGCAAGTCAAAGGTGAGACTCCTTACATTACTGGCAACGTCAACCATAGGCGACAAGGGCGTGACCACTCGGAGAGTCGGGAAAATTTTTATAACTTTGAGGAAGAAATGAACAATGAAAAACGCTTATGGAACTTGTCAGAGTTAGAAGTCTTTGGGTATCACCGTTCAACTATTCGTAAAAAGCTGAAAAACGCAGGGATAGAACCAACTGCGCATAAAGGTTCGACCCCACTTTATGATGTGGTTCAGGTTGTGCCTTACCTCTGCCAAGCCCCTATCAAACAAAGTGATGCGCCGGATTTAATGGGCTTTAAAACGGCTGCTGAGATGCGCGCTTATGTGCAAGGGCAGCGTGAAAAGTTAGCGCTAATGAAAGACGCGGCAGAAATTGTAACCAGAGAAGATTTTGAAAACGAAATAGCCGTGTGTATTGCAGGGGTGAAAGGGTTTAAAGATAAAGTTATTACCCGTATTGAGTCGTCTATTCCGTCGGCTACTCCTCAGCAATTGGAAGATTTAGAACGGCTATTGAATTTTGATTTAAAGGCGGTAGCAGATGAGCTTGGATCAGTTTGATAGTCGCCTTGGGGTTCAGTTCGCAGATGCGAAATCTATTCGTCGTGGACTTGCGTATTTGTGTGAGCCTACAAATAAAACCCCAGTTCAAGCCGCTGATGAAGATCTGTGGATTTCAGACGGCACGGACGTCACTAAGTTTTTATCGACTCAAGTGCCTTACATGCGTGAGCCGTTGGAGTGCCTAGCAAGGCGTATATATGAAGCTGTGATCGTAGTTGGCCCCGCACGTTCGGGTAAAACAAAAGCGATGGTAGAAGGGTGGATTAACTACGCCGTCACTCAAGCCCCCGGCGACATGTTGCTGATCTACAGTACCAAAACCAAAGCAGCAGACATGAGTAAAGTCGATTTAGATCGCTGCTTTCATGCGACACCGGGCATTGCAAAATTAAAAACGGGGCGAAAGTCAGACGACAATATCACCTCGAAGAAATTCAAAAATGGCATGAATCTAAAGTTAGATTCAGCCACAGAAACCAGTTTATCCGCATCGACTTACCGCTATGCAGGCTGTACCGACTACGATCGCGCGGATGATTCTGTTGGTGAAGAAGGCTCTAAATTCGAGCTTATGCTAATGCGCGTTCAAAACGCGAAATCTTCCGGCATGGTGATGGCGGAATCTTCCCCTGGTCGTATTGTCCGTAACCCCAAGCCAGTTGAAGAGTTGGCCCCGCATGAGGCGCAGCCTTGTGGCGGTATTGCTTCATTATACAACCAAGGCGATAGGCGTCGTTTTTATTGGCAGTGTGATGATTGCAAAGCGTGGTTTAGGCCGGATTTTGAAACCCTGAAATGGGAAGAACACAAAGACCCGTTAGAATCGGCTAAAACAGCTTGGGTAGAATGCCCTCGCTGTACGCATCGAATTAACGAGTCACAAAAACAAGATAAAAACCTAAGCGGTGATTGGTTTCGTGAAGGGGCGATCACTCAATATGGCGAAGTGGTTGAGGATGAATCACAGATAAGAAGCTCCAAGTGGGCTACGTTTTGGTTTGAGGGCATTGTAGCCGCTTACGCAAGTTGGGAAAACTTAGTGTATCGCTACTTAAATGCAGACACTCAATACCAAGATAGTGGTGATGAAGAGGCTTTAAAGTCATTTATCAACACAAGGATGGGGCGTTCTTATATTCTGCAATCTCGTGCTTTAGAGGTGGGATCGCACGAACTGATGCAGCGCGCATTAGATCATCCGCGCAGTGTTGTTCCTCATGATGGCCGCTTTATTGTGATGTCGATAGACGTTCAAGGCGGTAAATCTAACCCGCGCTTTATTGTACAAGCGCACGTTTATGGCCTTGGCCTGCAGCGTTGGGTGATTGATCGCTTTGAAATACTTACCACCAAACACCGCAATGGTGATCGCATTAATCCTGCGGTTTACCCAGAAGACTGGGATTTGCTGGTTGATGAAGTGATGAAGAAAACCTACTCGCTTGCCGATGGTTCTGGCCGTGTCATGAAGCCTGTTTTAACGCTGTGTGATTCTGGCGGCTCAGCAGGTGAAAAGGACGGCAAACAAACGTCGGTGACTGACTTTGCTTACCAGTTTTATAACCGGCTTAAATCACAAGGTTTGGCACATTTGTTCCGCTTGGTTAAGGGAGCAAGCCGAGATATTGATCACCTAGTTAAAGAAAGCCACCCAGACAAGCGCAGTAAAATCGCACATGGTGAAATCAAGCTGCTTTTACTGCATACCAATCGCCTTAAAAACCGTGTTACGGCCAGTTATTCGCGCCTTGAATTTGGTTCACGCTATTTTCATTTGCCCGGATGGGCTGAACGGAATTGGTTTGATGAACTGACAGCGGAATACATTGATGAAAAAGGCAATTGGGTTTGCCCGCCAAACACCCGAAACGAAAGCTTAGATTTATGCGCTTACGCGGAAGCGGGTATGCATTATTTAGGTGGCGACGACATTGATTGGAACAGCCCGCCCGCATGGGCCGCACCTTGGCAAATTAACCCGAACGTGGTGGATGCTAACGTGAAACCAGAATTTGAACGCAAGCAGCGCCGATACAACCATTCAAGAGGTATTTACGGATGACAGCATTACCCACTAACCGTGAACGCCTTGCATGGTACGTTGCGGCAGAGCAAAAAATTCTGATGCAGCAAGAAGTGACAACCGCAGAAGGCGAAAAACTGACGCTTGCCAGTTTGGCAACGGTACGCGTAGAGATAGAGCGTTTGACTCGATTGATCGCTCAAGAAGCACTTGGCGGCAGGCGCAGCATGATTAGGAGGAATTACCTTGAGTAATCCGTTAAACCTATTCGATAAGATGGTGGCGGTATTTAACCCCGAAAAGGGTTTAAAGCGACTGTATGACCGAACGCTGCTGAACAAATACACCGCTGCGTTACCTGCCGACCCCAAAACAAAGCAAAAGCGTAAATTTTCAAAGTCCTCAGCGAACGAACTCAATAAAGGCGCGAAAGCGATTTATGAAAGAGCGCGAGATGGCGACGAAAATAACCCATTTGTGACGGCCATTCTTGATGAGCTGTGCGCGAACGTTGTTGGGCCCAACGGTATTATGGTTGAGCCGCAACCGCTTGATCACAAAGGTGAGGTTCACATTGAATTTGCTCAAGCCATTTCAAAGTGGTGGGAGCTGCATTCGCTTGCGCAAAATATTGATAACGAAACGTCCCGCAGTGAAACGGAATGGCTAGCGTGTCGAACTTGGTTGCGCGACGGGGAAGTGTTTGGCCGAATGTACATGGGCCATCACCCAGAAATTAGTTACCCGTCTACTACGCCCTTTGCTATTCAGCCATTTGAGCCGCAATTCGTGCCGCGCCATATTACTGAATTGGAAGGTGGCTTGATTGAAGGGATTAAGCGTAACAAGCTCGGACAAGCCATCAGCTATTTGATCCAAAAGGATTCAAATGGTTTTGAGTTTGCCGAAGTCGATGCCATGTTTATTTGTCATTTGAAGTTTACGCGGCGCTTACATCAAAACCGTGGCATATCGATACTGCACTCGGTGCTTGATCTCATCTCTCGTTTAGAAAGTTACGATAACTCTGAAATGGTGAGTGCCGATCTTGCTTCGCGCTTTTCTTACTACATTAAGCGTGACCCTACGCTTGGTGCTGACAATAACGATGCCCTTTCACGAAGCAGCGACATCTTCCTTGGTATGGGTAACTCGTTTGAGTTAGCGCCCGGTGAAGATGCAGGGATTGTGGAATCTAACCGTAAAGAGGCGATGAGCGCGCCGTTTCGAGGCGGTCAGCAAAAGTTAGTCAGTAGTGCGGTTGGAGTAAACAACTCTTCAGTCACACGAAACTACGATGGTGCGTATTCATCGAACCGCCAAGAACTGGTTGATTCCTACGCCCGCTATCGAGTGCTGCAACGTAAGTTCGTACTGAATTGGACACGCCCGCAGTACCGTTATGCGCTTTCAATGGCGATCCTCAAGGGTGAATTGAAAATCCCAACAAGCGTTGATGCTTCCAGCGTTTACAACGCGATTTACCAAGCCCCTGTTATGCCGTGGATTGACCCGAAAAAAGAGATGGACGGAATCGAAAAAGGTTCGCGCCTTGGTTTGTTCTCTCTTAGCCAAGCCCAGCGTGAACGCAACATTAACCCACTGGCAACCCGCAAAGAAATTCAAGCCGAACGCAAGCAGCTTAATGAGATGGGCATAATTAGCACCGCTGATCCTGCTCATAACATTGCACCTGTTGATCAAATCAAAACCAACGAAAAAGGCGAGGGAGTTCTCGATGCCTAAACCAACCGATAAACGCTGGTATACGTTAACGAACGAAGCCGACGACAAGCCAGCGCAACTTTCCATTCACGGCATTATTGGCAGCAATCACATTGCTGCCATTGATCTTGTTGCTGCTTTGCAGACGATTGGAACCAAAGATATTAAGGTTCATATTCATACTCGTGGTGGTGGTGTGTACGAAGGTATTGCAGTGCATAACGCACTGAAAGCTCATAAAGGTAAGACGACAGGTGTGGTTGATGGGCTTGTGGCTTCCATTGGTACTTATGTGCTGAGCGCGTGTGATGTTCGCCAAATGCCGTCAAACACATCGATGATGATCCACAACCCGAAAATTGGTGCGTGGGGCGAAGAGGATGATTTAGAAGCCGCACTGCAACAGTGGAAAAATTCGCGTGAGTTAATTTCCCAAGAATACGTGGAGCGTTCTGGCAGCAAAAAGACGTTGGAAGACTTCCTTGAAGCGATGAAGAAAGAAACATGGTTCACCGCTGAAAAAGCCCTTGAGTGGGGCTTGGTTGATGAGGTGATTGACCCGGTTGATTTAACCAACTGCTTTACCGAAGACGATATTCAGGACATTTCGAATTACAAAAACGTGCCTGATTCATTAATCAATGGTTTCAATTTGCAACCCGTTAAAGGCAGCAAACGAGAACCGACCAAACAGGCGGCAGACGCCGACCCTAATCATTTACAAAACCATTTAGACGAACAGGTAAGCGATATGCCGAAACCACTAACACCTGAAGAACTGCAAAACGCAGTCAAAGCAGAAAACAAACGCCAGCAAGATATTCGTGCTTTATGTGTAAAGCATAACGTAGGTGATGAGCTGGCCAACAAATTGTTAGAAGATACAGAATGTTCTGTAGAGCAGGCGTCCAGCCAAATTCTACTCAATATGGGTAACGAAAAAGAGAATCTTCGTAACCTTTGCAAAACCTTAAACCTGAGTGATGAATTGACTAATCAGGTTCTCAATAACCCGAACATTACGATTGAAACCGCCAGTGAACAGTTACTGAATGCGTTGGGTGATCATAGCAGTTCGGGTACCAAAGCAAACTTAACCGCAACTCATCTACACATTGGCAATGGCGATCACGTAAAAGAAGAACTTCAAAACGCACTGAATGCCCGTGCTGGTGTGGCTGAGTTAGACAAGCAAAACTCGTTTGGTCATGAATCATTACTGAACATGGCTCGTGCTAGCTTGGGCGTCAATGCGGGTACGGGGTTAACCAAAAACGAACTGGTTAACCGCGCGTTTAACAGTGGCGATTTTGGCGACATCATTACCGAGAGTATTCGCACGGTAATGCGTGATGAAACCAAGGTGCGTGCGCCATTGTGGCGTGAACTGGCAAACGTGGAAAACCTCAGCGATTTTCGTGAAACCGAGTTGGTAATGGTGAATGATGCGCCGGACTTGATGGCCATTGGTGAAGACGGTGAATATAAATCCGCATTGCTAAAAGGTAGCGGTGAGCGTATTCAATTGGCGACCTTTGGCCGAGCGATTCAATTTACCCGCCAAGCGATCATCAATGATGAAATTGGCTTGATTGCTAAGGTGCCACGCAAGTTCATGCAAGCGGGCTACCGCTTATCAGATAAGTTGATGATCAACTCTATTTTGAGCGGGAAAATGGGTGATGGTAAATCTGTATTCCAAGCTGCGCCAAGCGCCGAAAAGTGGGGAAACCTTGTCGCTAACATTCCCGCCAATGATTACGCGGCGCTTATCATGGCACTGCATAAAGTATTCGCTACTGCAACCAGCGTACCGTTTGGCGGTGATAAAGACGGCGGCGGCGATGCGCTAGATTTGCGCGGTGAGTTCTTGATTGCTCACCCAGATCACGCATCCATGCTTGAAGCGGTATTGAATACGGCCAGTAAGCCAGACAGCTTTAACCCTGCTTATAAGAAGTTCAATAAAGTGATTGAAACGGCGCGCTTAACTGACGTGAATGGTGCGATCGCTCTGACATCGAAAGACTTTGATTCAGTAGTCATGGGCTTCCTTGATGGACAGCAAGACCCTTGGTTAGAAACGGGTGACGGCTGGACAAGCGACGGTGCGAAATTCCGCATTACTTACGATATTTCATCGAAAGTCGTTGATCGCCGTGGTATTGCGAAAGCAACCTTTGAGTAAATCAGAAGCAATCAAACCAAGGGTGAGCGTGTCTCGCCCTTTTGTTTATCTAGATAAAAATGGTGAAAACGATGCGTTATAGCGACGGTAAAAAAATTGCAGTGATCGCTCCAACGGGTGGCTTTAAAAAAGACATCCCTTGTTTGGTGGGCAGTTTGTTGGTTGTGCCAATGCAAACCATTAAAGCGGGTGAAGTGGTGACGTGCCACATTGATGGTCACTTTGATGGCCCGATTAAAGTGGGTGACACACCAAGCTTTGATTGTGATGCGGCTTACTTTGAAGCGGGCGAGTTTACTAAAACGAAACCCACGGCAGAAGGTGCGGTTTCGCAACCCGTTGGTGTGTTCGTTGACGGTGGTGTGCTGCTGACTGGCGGTGTGATCACTGAAATCGTCCCTGCTGCTTAAGTATGAGTAGCTTATTTGAATCTGCTCGGGGGTTACTCCGGGCATCTATCGCGGATTGCTTTGGGCATTCTATTTTAGTGACGACAGCAGAAGGCGATCAGCGAGAGATTATTGGGTACATACAAAGTGCAAAGCGCGGTGAGCACACTGTGTATCGTTTACTTACTGATGAAGCGTTACCAGAGCAATGCAGTACGGTTTATAAAGATAAGCCGTATATGTTGGTTTATGAGATGCCTGTTAAATCAACCGGCACGGATAGCCAGATCACACGCGAGTATGTGATGGTGCAAAAAGGCAGCGGGGCGCGTGGTGATGATTACTCCGAGTGGAAAAGTTAATGTAGATACATCTTTTATATCAAAACTAAACTACCTTCCTCGCGATATTGAAAGGGCGGCAAAGGTAGCAACTTGGAGGACGAATAACTGGCTAAGAAATTACTCAATGAATCTTCTTGGTGTTGAATTAAGAATATCAAATAGCGGATCGAGTAAGAAGGTAGATAAACGCACTAAAGAAGTATTCGATCGGAGATTTAAGCCATATAAAAACGTAAAGCTTCTTAGCGGTAAAACTCGGGTTTATACATCTAAATTATGGATAGGTTTAAATGATGTGTCTGTCCATCGTTTTGGGCCTATAAAGGAGTTGGCAGGAAGCAGGATTAAGGATGGCTCTGGAGAAATTCACAATAATGCATTTATCAAGAAATTTAGAACTGATTCTCATCCATTCGCCGTGCAAAGACATGTAACAGCCGAAACGTCAAAAGCAAGAAGAAAATATAGCGTTATAAAAAAAGATATCGCTGATGAAGTGGAAGAAATTATCTCAAGTTTGGAGCCTGAGATTAACGGAATGTTTGAGGAGTTTTTTTATGCAGAACTTAGACAAGTTCTTTCGAAATCCAAGTGATTATATTGGCTTGGTTGTTTCTCATGTTGAAGAGTGCCTTTCTATTAAAATGAGCTCACACTACAAAAGGAAACCAGAAGAACTAAACGGTTTAGAAGTTACCTATCGGTGCGGTGATTGCAACACGATGGACGAGTTTTCTAACGATGGCAGGAAAAAACACGAAATAGAGATTTTTTTCATTGTTACAGTAAGTATGGCCGATGATAAGTTTGACGAATTAGCACTTGATGTATGCTCTCGAATTGAAAGAGAGTTTGTTTCAAATTTATTTGAACACCCTGATGTACTAGAAGAACCACATTTTATTCAAAGCGATCCGGTAGCCTTCAATGCCGAAAATGGTTATTTCATGCGCGCCATATCGATTCGGCAAGTTATACGCATGGGCCCAGTTGATGAAGTGTATGGTGAAATTGGCGGGGCTGAATTGGATGGATTTAATCAAGAGAGTAGCGGCGCTTCAGAATGAAGTTCGAAAACTGAGAGAAGAGCTTACGGATACCGATAGGCGATTAGCCAATATTATCCGCCTCGGTACAGTTAAAGCGGCCCATGAACGAACGGTGGATATTCAAACAGGCACAAACTTAGCTGAGGGTGTGCCTTTTTTTGTGCCTGCGGCGGGGCGAGTCAAACATTATCGCCGCCCAACCGTTGGTGAGCAGTGCATTTTGATTAACCTTGGCCATGGTGACAACTTAAACAACGCCGCCGCGCTGATGGGGTTGCGTTCTAACCAGTTTCCCTTTCCGACTTTGCAAGAAAACGAAGTAATGACGGATTACGGGGGCGGCATGACCGAGCTGTATAACCTCGATGAAGGTTCGATCACTTGCAACTACCCCGGCGGCATGTTTTTGAATGCAGACTTAACGCACATTGGTAACCAAGAACACACAGGCAATACGAACCGCACAGGCGACAGCATATTCACAGGCAAGTTGATTAATACTGGCCTGTTTAACCACCAAGGCGCGTTTGCAGTTTCTGGTGGTGCAAGTGGTGGCGCGGCTACTTTTGCCGGTTCGATGGAGATCACCGATGGTGATGTAGTGGTTGATGGCTATAGCGTGAAACTGCACTTCCACTATGACGATGAAAATAGGCCGACAACTGAGGCTAAAAAATGATAGTGGGCATTGATCAAGAGTCGGGTTTAACTGTCACTGGGCTTGCTGCATTGAGTTGCCGAATTAAGCGAGTGCTAACCACTCAAGTTGGTTCTCGGGTGAAGCGCCGTGCGCTGGGTAACCGAGCCATTGAGCGTTTAGGGAAAAATCAAAGCCCGTCTGAAGCATTAATTGTGCAAAACCTTTCCATTGAAGCGTTAACTAATCCTAATAATCAATTGATTGGCTTGACGATCGAACAGTGTCAAGCCACGCCAACTGCACGCGGTTTTGTGGTGAGCGTGGTCGGCAAGTGGAATGGTGAAGCAATAAGAACGAGTGTGGATGTATGACAACTCAAGATAACAGGCCGAAAGCGTTTCAAGAGCCCGATTTTGAAACGTTGCTCGCTGAGTATATTGCGTTTGCTGTAGAGCACTGCGCAGCAAGCGATGTAGAGAAAGCTGCTTATTTGCAAGAGGCGTTGACTAATGACAGTGAATTACTCGCACAAGTGCTGCAAGCTTTGGTGCTGAAATACATTGCTGATACCCGTGAGAAAAACTACTGGGCGCTGCAGATGTTTCGTAAGTTCGTGACAGAAAGCGACATGGTGGATTTAATGGCGCTGCAGTACAACTTGAAACGGCAAGTCTTACAGCCAGAAGATACCTCAGTGTTTCCACCTAAACCCGCTGTTCTTGAGTCTAATGATGATCTCTTACGTCGCTTTGATTTAGCGCCGTACCAGTTCCATACCACTGGAACTCGGTTAGGTTACCGCTTTCATGCGTTAACTTTGGATGAGCGGCCAGTGATTAAGATTGAGTCGGAAGCGGATGCGGTGGTTGTGCGCTATGAATTTCCGAAAGCGGCTCAACCCGCTCTTGTGAAAGATGCACAGGCCAGAATGACCGAGCCAAATTCGGGTAAAGTGGCTGTTGCTATTTTGAGTCGCGAAACGCCCAATGGCGTTCCGAGTGCTGCGCTACTTGAACGCGCGAGCAAGTATTTAAACCGTGATGACATTGCTCAGGAAAGTGATGAGATCACCACAAAAGCTGCGATACCTATTCCTTATACGATCAGCGTTGTGCTTTATACCGGCGCAAATCCAAATAACCACGTCACCAAAGCACAGGCACAGCAAGCCGGAATGGCCTTTGCTGAGCGCAAGCATCGCTTAGAAGAAGTGATTGATGTTGAAGAGATCGGCCACGAGTTCTACGAGCTGGGTGTGAAGCGAGTGAAGGTGTTAGAGCCTGCTGCTGATGTGGTGTGCCAATGGGATGAGGCGCCATATTGTAGCGAGGTGATTATTGATGTCAGATCCGAATGAGTTTGTTAGCGTTCAACCTGACAACCGAACGCTCATCGAAGAGTCATTAGAATACGCATGGGCGCGTATTTTAGCGTTAGCCCCGAACCCTTACCCAAATTTAAAGAACCCACAGTTAACCGCTGATGAGTTCGTTGTGCTGCTCGCAGGTGAGCGTGGCGTTGCAGATTGGCAACCTACCGACACGATAGTGCAGCAACGTAAAACGACGGATAAAGCATTCCCTATACACAGCAAGGCCGGAACCAGAACAGGGCTTAAAACAGCGCTTGATGCGTTGGGCTTTGCTTCTGCTGTTACCCGTGGTGATGCAGCGTATTCCATTGACGTTGATGCCAGATTACTTGATCAACCGCTTACAGCGGAGATGTCGCAACGTATTAATGCGCGAATTACGGCTTACAAATCGGAACGAGACAGCGTTACAACTACGCTTTCGCGGTTACACAGCGCAAATAAGTATCGTGCTTTGGTGCTTCACAGTGCGCGTATTGTGCAAGTGAAAGCTGCCGAGCCCATTCCTCCAATATATGCAATGCCTAAAACCAGAGCGATTGCTATTCATTCAGTTAAGTCGGTGAGAATTAAACATGGCTAATCAAGATACAGACTTGCGCTGCTATTTAACGAATGCAGGTATTGCAGCAGAAAACAACTCGATCCAACTAGGTCGAAAGCTACCCGTGAAAGAAATGGTGTTTGGTAGCGGGCTACTTGCTGATGAAAGTGACCCACGTTTGCAAACCACTATGATTCAAGAAGAGTATACCGTTCCATGCGGTATGCTGTTTGACCCTGAAAGCCCAACACTCTTGGTATTTAAAGGCGATCTACCCGCCGATGTGGGTGGTTTTCATATTAATGAAGTGGCGATCCGCTTAGAAGATGGCACACTTTATGGTTACGCTCGCGGAAAAGGGGATTACAAGCCAACCATAGAGCAAGGCGCTACCGATTCGGTTCGCTATGCCGTGGAAATGTACACTACCAATGCGAGCAATGTTGAGTGCAAAATTGATCTGTCAAAAGTGTATGTTGATTGGGAAGATTTGGAAGCGCGCATTAAAGCGCATACCGATGATAATGCTCCGCACCCCCAATATGCGACGGATGATGATTTAACCCAAGCAAAGCAACAAGCCAAAACAGATTGGTCGAATTTAGTCGCGGTAAGTCAGTTTTTACCTTATGACCAAGGTCGAAAATATAAAACGGGCGAAATTTGCTACACCATAAATCAAGCAACTGGTGAGTTAGCGTATTGGCAATGGTATTCCAATGTTGAGTCATTGGCTGGTAAGTGGCCGCTGTCAGAAGGGAATCGTCATGCTGGTTGGTCTGACAATACTAAGCCGTTTTATTGGATTCCCTACACAGGAGATCAGGTAGGTATGCCTTTTTTATGGCTTGCTGAAGAAGCACCAGAGTGGGCAGTGATGGAGATCAATGTTGATTTACCTACAGCAGTTTATTGGCGTTTAGCTCGTCGTTATCCGCATTTAGTTAGTGGTGGCACAATTAATACGGGTGAAATTCGCGGTGAGTTCTTGCGTGTGCTTGATCAAGGTCGAGGCGTGGATGCAGGTCGTGTGCTAGGTAGTCATCAATCTGACGACTTTGAGGCCCACTATCATCCCCTAACAGCGGTGTCTGGAGGCGCAGCAACGTCACCTTCTTTTCCTAGTGCATTTGCTTCACCATATTTCTCCGGCAATGCGGCTAAACAGAACGATGGTTCATTTGCTAACGCAGGAGCGCTTACATACGGTGCCGCAGGGCAAGGTGCATATCAGAGTCCAGAACAACAGAAATCATCTGGCAATGGTATAGAAACAAGACCACGAAACATTGCTCGTTCTATGGCCATTGTCATTTAAGGAATTGAAATGATAGAACCAAAACAGTATTGGCCTGTAGATGGTCACACGAAAGAGATTCAACAAGCTGTTTTATCTGAATATCGGGGAGGAATCTTTCACATTCCCAAAGATGCGTTAGAGGTTCAACCGTTACCACCAAAAGAAGGTTTTGCAGTAGTAGCAATCTTAGATGATTCGGGAAAAGCTATTGATTCGGAATACATCGAAGACCATCGCGGTACGACGATTTATGATGAATCTGATTGCACTAAGTCGGAAGTGGTTTCTGAGCTAGGTCCCATTAAAGGCGGATTTACGCCTGATAAGCCATTAACGATTTTTGATGAACGTATTGATGACAAGTGGGTGACTAATGAAAGCAACAAATACATTGCTGAATATGATGTAGTAGATAGCAAGCGCAGGGCGTTATACACGCAAATTAGCGACCCGCTTTACTTTGAAGCTTATCGAGCTAAAGATGACGGCGATATTGCTAAGTATGAAGATTTTAAAGCGCAAGCAGACGCGGCGGTTGATAAAATCAAAACCGAAAACCCTTGGCCGATAAACCCAGAAACACTTTAGACACCCGCTAAATTAGCGGGTTTTTAATGCTCGTTTACAACCCTATTCAAACCCAACCCGCTTAGTGCTTTGCATTGGCGGGTTTTTTATTGGAGCTAGCCAATGGCGACACCCACAAAGCTGCAAAAGTCAAAAACTCAGAACTACCCGATATTACAGCCGTTTCGATTGAACGGCGAATGGGTTAGCCCTGATTACGAGAATAACAAAACCGTCCCGCTCTTACCTGCTCAAGCTTCCATGCTGCTACTGAATGGCAAGGTGGGCAAACCCGGAACACAAGCGAAAGCGACTGTTGCTCAAAAAGCGGCAGAGACAACCGCAAAACAAGAGGGCAAATAATGCTTTCACCGATCCAAGATTTTGAACTCAATGGCGTTGAAGTCAAAACCATTGAGCCGATGCCGAGCATGGGGCCACTTGCACTGCAGGTGGTTCACATCACTGGAACTGCACCGAATAAAAACGCAGGGTTAGCTTATAACGAGCCGACTCGTTTATGGAATTACCCACATGCGATGTTGATGCTTGATAGTGTTGGCGATCGCGTTGGGACGCTACCTAACGTGGTGCGTTATTTACTCGAGTTCGTGCAGTGCATTCTTTACGTCACCGTTGTTGAAGATACCGAAGTGCCTGCAACGACGGAAGCGAATGTGATTGGCGGTGTTGATAGCGCAACAGGGGCGATCGCTGGTTTACAAGCGGTGAAAGCGTGTCCTGAAACACCGACGATTATCGGCGCGCCGGGCTTTAGCTCTAAACCGATTGGCCAAGCATTAGCGCTAATTGGACGTGATGTCCGTTGCCGACCTGTACTGGATGGACCCAACACAAACGATATGGCCGCAGCGGAGTTCGCGGGCGAATTCGGTGCGGAAGGAACGGGTGAAGATAAGCTTTGCATTATCGACCCTTGGTTTTTGAAAACCTACGATGGAGCACAAGTATTAATGCCCGCTTCCATCGCTTTGATTGCGGCAATGGCTTCGGTGGAAGGGTATGAAAGCCCACAAAATCGCGGCGTTCTGTGTGATGAAACATCGCGTAATGTGTCTTACAAGATCAATGATAAAACCACGCAAGCTAACTTCTTAAATAAGCATGGCGTAGTAACCATTGCGCGCACACGCATGGGGGGCTATTCGATCATCGGTAACCGAACCAATACGGGACGCTTTATTGGTCACGTTGGCTTGGAAGATCTCATGGCTCGTAAGCTTGAAGAGACAAGCCAGCCCCTCATGGGCAAGCAGCTTACCGAAGCTTTCATGAACCAGGTGATTGATCGCTTAACTAACTGGGGACAAAACCTAGTCGCGCAAGGTGTTATCCCGGTGTTTAAGGCATTTCTGCACCCTGACAAGAACAACCTTGAGAACTATACCTCGGGGCGTTGGTTCTTGTGTGTGAACTACGGTCGCTATTCTCCAAACGAACATATGGTGTATGAGATGAGCGTAGATAACGGCTTAATTGAAGCGTGGCTAGAGGAGGTCGTTAATGGCTGATCGTATTCGTAAACGTATTGCGGCATTGGTTGAATCCGTGCCACTTATGAATGAAATCGTGGAATTCACCCCGCCCGATTTAAAAGCTAAGACCGCCTCGAATGATGGCGGTTTTTTTCAATCTGAAGATGTGGTGGGTTTTGAAGCGTTGAAGTGGTCTTTAAAAGTCCATGGTGATCACAAGCTGCTGCAGCTTGCACTTGGCAAATATTTTATGGATAACGCGCAAATCAACGTGACAGAAAATGGCAAAGATACAATGGGTATTGCTTATGTTGAAGCTTACTCACTGTACGGGCCGATCACCAACATCAAGAAAGATGCGTTAAAAATGGGTGAAAAGCCTACGGTAACCATTGAAGGCACTTGCAAAGCATACAAGCTGACGGATACGGGCATCACGATCCACGATATTAATATCGACACTGGCAAAGCGACGGTTGGTGGTGTGGATTTAATGGGATTTTAATTTTATATGGCAAATAGACCTCCTTTACTAGCGATAGTGGGAGGTCTTTTTTTTGGGGTTTCAACATGGAAAAAATCAGTATTCTTAAGTTTTTTAGTTGGGATGCGACAAAAAGCAAAGCACTAGAAGCTCGCCTGTTAGAGCTGAAGAATAAGCTTAAGCAGATCACGACTGATGCGAGTGAAGATGAGATAGCCGCACTGCAGCGTGAAACGGACAGCGTACAAAAAGAAGCACAAGCGCTCAGAACCGTTAAGCTAAAAATCATTTCGACCGCCAGTTTTAAAGCGTTGCCGCACATTAAGCTGACTGAAATGACACCAAAGCAGGAATTTGAACAGCGCAAAGCGGTGATTCTTCATTGTGCTGAGATAACACTTGAGAAATTCAACACACTACATACGCCCGATTTCCTTCAACTTTATTCAGACATTATTGAGTTTATTTTAACTCCCAGTGATGAGGTTCAAGGCAAAAAGTTAAGTGGTGATTGCTTTGAATTTGATTTGCTTGATCCGTTTGAAAATGAAGCGGGCGAGAAGTTTGCTCGGATTAAATTCCAAGTTCCTAAAGTGTCTCATTCTGCCGCATTGGCTGAAATTGAAGATGATGAAGAACGTGAAGATTTTATGTTTCGCGTGGTAACTGGGCTACAAAAAGCGGACTTTCAATACCTCTCTTTACGTGATTACTTGGCGCTAAAACCGCAGGTGGGCGCTTTTTTTCAACAATCGGCGGCATTCTTTCACCCCGCGACGTTGAATCTTTAATCGACCTTATTCCTATGCACCGTAATACGTCTGAATCTGAGTTGCTTCAATGGGCTCAAGACGTTGCGGTGCGTCGTTATGAGTTGATTTTGTCAAAACTCGGAGCGCGCAATGGCGGATAAGATCAGCTTAGTCCTTGATACTACGGTGAAAGGGTTAGAGGACATTGTTTCTACTACTTCGGCGGCTGAACGTTTAACGGCGGCAATTTCTAAACAGCGCAGTGAGGTGATCTCTCTTAATTCTCAATTGAAAAAGGTTGAGGGTTATCAGTCCGCTATTAAGCGCATGGAAAAGCTGAGGGAGCAATCTAAACAAGCTGAGCTTAGTGTTTCGGAGCTGGGCAAGCAGCTTGAAGAAAATAACGCTCAGGCGACTGGCCTACGTGTCGCTTACAGCCAAACGCAAGCAGAGATCAAAGGGCTTAATAGCCAACTTAAAAAAGCGTCAGGTGATGGAGCCGAGCGCTTAAAGGTTCAATTACACCAAGCGCAAAACCGCTTGGAGTCGTTAAACCTTGAGATGCACCAAGGTAAGGTTCGCACTTCTGATCTGAATTCGGCCTATAAAAAAGCGACGCAGCGCGTTACTGAGCTGACGGATAAACAAACGAAGCAGCGCGATAAATTGCGCGGCCTTGGGGCAGCACTGAAAGAGTCGGGTATTAATACTCGGCGCTTGGGTGATGAGCAGCAGCGCTTAGAGCAGAAAGCAGAAAAAGCAACCGCCGCTATTGCGAAGCAAAATGCGCGCATGAAGGAGATGCAGGCTATTCAGTCGCGCATTGATGGACGTAGTGCGAAGTTAGGTGAGATAGGCAGTCAGGCGACATCACTAGCGATCGCCGCTGCGCCCGTTGCCGCGACGGTTTGGAGTGCAGTTAAAAACGAATCTTCTTTTGCTGATGTGAAGAAGGTAGTGAATATGTCGCCTGAAGAGGCGGCGCAAATGCGGCAGTGGTCGTTGAAAACTCAAGCTTCTAAAGAGGGCGGCGGGTTAAACGCGAATGACCTGAATGCGATGCTTGCCGCTGGTGGCCGTTCTGGCATCAAAGACCCTAATGATTTAAAGCAGTTTGTTTTGGATTCAGCGGTAATGGGTGTGGCTTTTGATATGGAAGCGGCGCAAGCGGGTAAGACGCTGTCTGATTTTAAGGCCGCTTTAAACTTAGATCAAAAAGGTGCGATGAATTTAGCGGGTATGGTGAATTACATATCTAATGATTCAAACATGGACCCTAAGCAGCTTGCTAACGTGATGGCGCGCGAGGGGGCGACCGCGAAACTGGCAGGTTTCACCAATAATGACACTGCAGCGTTGGCTACCACCATGATTGCAACGGGCATGGGAGACGAACGAGTTTCAACAGCGGTAAAAAATATTTCAGGCCGTTTAACTATGGGGGATGCGGCCTCAAGCACCCAGAAAAGGGCTCTTTCTTCCATTGGGTTCGATTCTGCTTCTTTGGCGTCGTCAATGCAAGATGATGCGGCGGGCAGTTTGCTTGACGTATTAGAAGCGATTAAGTCTGCACCTCTGGAGGAGCAAAGCGCGTTGATTTCACAGATTTTCGGTGAAGAGGTAAAAGGCGCGGTGGCGGTTCTGGCTGGAAATACGAAAGAGTTTGTTCGCTTGCGTAAGTTGGCTAATGAGTCAGAAGAAGTCCACCTTAAATCACTTCAAGGTGAGTTTAATTCGCGTATTGCGACGAGTGAAATAGGCATTCAGCTTTTCATTAATAAGTTGAACCGTTTGAGTGTGATCGTTGGTACTGCGCTGCTTCCTGCGTTGAACTGGGTTTTACAACCGCTCGGTAATGCCGTTGACATGGTGAGCAATTTCGCAGAAGCCAACCAAGGTTTAACGGCTGCGGTGGGTATTGGCGTTGCTGCGTTGATCACATTGAAAGGCGTGATGCTTGCGGGCAAAGCTGCCTCGCTTATTTTTGGCAACACGCTAGATAAGAGCCGCTTGTTTCGTAAAGGTCTAAACCGTGAAACGAATGAGAGCGGTCGCGCTGCGCAGTTTGCTGCTAAGCAGTTTAGCCGGCTAAATGAAACGTTGTGGAACTCAGGACGAGATAATGGCGGACAAGATGGAGGCAACGACAGAAATAGGCGCAACAGGAACAACAGAAACAACAGAAACAATCGGCCACCACGCCGCAGGTCACGAAATCCATTATTGAGAGCATATGATATAGCATCGAGCTTCTTTACTCATAAGCGCGGCGCTTTGCCGATCGCTCTTGGTGGGGGCGCTTTGGCGATGACTCCGGCAATGGCCATGGCGCAAGATGCGCTTGATATTGGTGGTGATGTTGCTGAGGGCTTAGGGAAAGGCGGACTGAATAAATTGATTAGGCCGCTTTCAATGGCGATCTCTACGGCGAATATCGCTACCGCTTTAGTGGATGGTGACACTAAAGGAGCGATCACCGAGGGAGGTGGTTTACTTGGTGGTTTGGGTGGCGCGAGTTTGGGTGCGGCGATTGGTACCGCCATTTTGCCCGGTGTTGGCACTGTTATCGGCGGTTTAGCCGGTTCGTTTTTGGGTGACTATGGTGGCGAGCTGTTAGGTGGTTGGTTTGGCGATAAGCTGACGAATCCGCCAGATAAGCTAATGGCTTCTAGTGACGTTCAATCGAAGATTGAGGAAAAGGAACGACAAGAGTCGGTGGCACGCTCGCTTCCTCCTATCCAAATATCAACGCCCATTTATGCCGCGCCGGGCATGGATGAACAAAAGCTCGCTTCTCTGGCTCGACAAGAAGTAGCGAATGCGCTTCAGCAGCAGTTCGGCAGTATGTCTGGGCTTTCTATTGATGATTCTTTGTCTATTTCTGCGATTGACCGGAGTTAGTTATGCACCACATCGTGATCGGTGAGTTTGTCTTTGCTGTGGGGGATAAAACCCCCATTAGCAAAATGGATCGGGTAAGCAATGGAGCCTACTCGGAAGTGTCGGTGATGGATGGAAGTAAATCGGAATTTACGGGGCAACCCCTCGATTCTATTGATATTACAGCTAAGTGGACTCGATATGGCGCGGCTAAAAGTGTGGACGCGCTGAGGGCTTTGATTCTTGCTCCGCAGCAAGTGAGTGATGGACAAGGTTTTAACCTAGGCAAGTGGACGATTAAGCAGATCAAAGAGGGCCGTTCTGAACTTGTCCATGATGGCCGTGCGATGGTGACCGAGGTTTCTTTACAACTGATGGAGTTTCGTTAATGCGGGTACAAGCTAAGGCGGGGTATTTGGTGGCTGATTTGTTGTTCAAGCATGCGGGGCAAGATGGAGATCGGATCGAGGCGGAGTTTTACCGCCTCAATCCCCATGTTCGCGCTGATGTTTTTCCACAAGATTGTTCTGTGATTATCCCTGAAGTGAATGTGAATCAACGTTCTATTGGTGTTACGCGGAGTTGGGACTGATGTTGAGAATCGAAGGTAAAAACGCTGAGCTCATGATGAGCTTATTGAAGAGTTGGCAGCTCACAGATGGTAATGGGGTGGAAGGAGACTACCTTTCCATGGCTATTTTTTCAGATGATATTGATGGTATTCCCCCAAAGGGTGAGAAATATCAAGTCTATTTAGGTGATGTATTTCGTGATGAATTCCAGATTTCTAAGCGTTCAGCAAGTTTGCACCCACGTGAGATCAGCATTGTGCTGAGCGTGGCCCCCTTTAATATTAAAGATTCAACGGGTTATCGTGCCAAGAAGTCGTCAAGCTGGAATGATTCGACCTTGACGCAAGTCGTTTCTGACTGTGTTACCCCTCATGGGTTTTCGGTTTTTGTTCATCCTCGATTACAAAATATTAGAATCGAGCATGTCGATCGGACTGATGAGAGTGCATCTGCTTTTGTGTATCGCTTAGCCAAACAATACGATGCCGCCGCGAAGATTGTTGATGGTGTGTATGTGATAGCGCCGAAAGGTGAAGCTTCAAGCGCAAGTGGTAAAAAGATTGAGACTATTACGTTGTCACTTCCTGATATTGCGGAGGAGAAGGGCTCGGCTGACTTTTTGAATGTTGAGGTCGAACTTGATGGGCGTGATGACTTCAATGGCGTTAAGTCTTTTTATTTAACGACGGATTCTGGTGAGAGATTGGAAGTTTTGGTGGGAAATGAGCCGTTCAAAGTGATCAGCAAGGACTGTGGTAGCCGAATTGACGCAGAGCAAGTTTGTTTAACCGAGCTGAGACGAATTCAACGAGAGGGGCGGAAACTGACGATCATCGGGCCACCTAACCTGCGCGCTTTTGCTGAGGGGGTTGTGGTTCTGGATGATTCTTTTCCTAAAGCATTTCGCGGGAAATGTTCTATTGATTCGGTTAATTTTTCTGGGCGTGGACGTCAGCCTAGCTCTATGACTATTAAAGCAACGTTATTGGGGGCGTGATGGGGATTCGATTTAATGCAAACGCGCACGCTCAGTTGACCGTTTCTCTTAGAATTTCAGATGCACAAATCCGAAAGTATTTGCGTGACCCAAGGGTTAGGCAGTTAAAGGACGTGCGTGGTTCTTTGTATCTTCGCTTTAATGCGTCTAGAACGGGCGGCACGTGGTGGCTGTATCAATATAAAAATGGTGAACAGTTTCCTTATCGTATCGGCACTTATCCGACCACGCAAGCTAAGGATGTGATGGACTTAGTTAGCGCGACGACGGTGCAGATCGCTAAAAATAATGTGGTTAACTTTAGGCGTTTTGAGACGGTTGATCAGCTAATTGATTGGCATGTGACACGCCAATTCAAGCTTGGTAACTCTTCAAAAGAGCGCTTAGCAAACATTAAGAGCATGGCTAACCGCCATCTTATGGGCATTTTTCACGGAGAGCCTATCATGACGCTTGATGCGGAGTTGATTGATGAAGAGCTAATCCAACCAATGTTTGATGCCGGACTCTCACTGAGTTACGTGAAGGCCATGTTTAACTTGTTGAAGTCTGCATATACAACAGCGAAGAGGTTAAAGCATATTGGGGTTAATCCGCTGGCTGATGTTCGCTTTCGTGACTTTTTCCCAGACAACTTTTCAATTACTAAAGCGCAGGTTCGCGGTTGTCGCTTAGCGACTGATCAAGTACCTGATGTCTTGATGGCATTAGATTTTGCTGATAATCCAACTCGTTTGCTGGTGATGATGATGCTTGGCCATGGTTCACGCATTGGAGAAACTCGCAAGGCCAAATGGTGCAATGTTAGCTTTTCAACGAAGTGCTGGACGATCCCAAGTGGTGATGCAAAAACCCGTCAAGCGATGGTTTATCCGTTGTCTGATTCGATGATTGAGTTGTTGCAATCATATCGAGATTGGCAAGCTGAGCTAGGCTATAAGGGTGAGTATGTGTTCCCCGTTGATTTGCGTTCAAGTTCTGGCATTTATGGAGCGCTAGCCAGTAACTTAGTTAAGTCAATTTCAAAGGGAGATTGGAGTGGACACGATTTGCGCAAGCGAGCTCGTTCAATTTGGGCCGACTTAGGTATTGATTACATGGTTGCGGAGACGCTACTGAATCACGCAAAGGGTAAACTTGATCTCGCTTATATACACACTCACATCGAACTGCAAAAGAAAGAAGCCGTTTATCGCTACCACGAATGGTTAAAAAGTTGCTGGCGAACCTGTTTTAGACCTGTCTCGACGGATCAACAGATCATCAAAAAGGCTATTTAGATCAATTTAATAGCTCATTTCAAATATAAATCTAAGCGGATGATAATTGCATGTCATTTTTATGCCAAAACGAGCCAATAAACGAGGCTCTTATAACTGCTGCACGTCTGGTTCCGCACCAAGTGGCGCGCATTAAACCAAGCAAGACTCAGCTTAAAGTGCTGAGTTCAATTCGATGGGGCGAAGAGGTTACTTCGTCACAGATTGCTGACAGGTTGGATCTTTCTGAGAGTTGGGCAAGTACGCTGCTAAATCAGTTGAACTGCAAGTTGTTTCTTGAAAGAAGACCTAATGCTCGTCAAAATGGTGGTGTTGAGTTTTTTTATAAACATGCTGGAGGGTGAAATGGAATCTGAATGGGCTATTGATAGTGAGTGGTACTGGCATATGGGTACTGAAGGTATTAGGTTTGTACTAAGAAATGAAGAAGAACGTCACTTATTCGAAATTTCTAGAATAGCATTGGTCGATTTATTTAGAACCGAAGATACCAGGAAGAAAGCTGAGGAGTTGTTTGTTAGTAATCAAGATCGAATCATCGCATTATGTCTTAAGTTGCTAAGCGAGAAAGGCGAGCAAGAGCGACAACTTATCAAGCTTGAAACTCTTCAGCGTCTTGGCTTCTAAACATTTAGGGGTAATAGGTTCTTTTGGGGGCTGTCGGTTAGCAAACGAGGGCAACCCTCGGGAAATAAAAATTTTTCGGTTCTTATGGTCACCACCACCAAGGGTATTGTTTTGTCTGCTTTTCTTGGTGGCTGACTGAGCGTGACGCATAACGCTTAATTATTTTCTGTTGTTTATGCTCAGGTCGGCATGTAGACTTATAAGAAACTCAATAAGAAGTCTTCTTGTTTTTTGGGGTAGTAATCTAGAAGCGGCCAACACGTCTACTTCGCTTGCATTGTCATAACCGAGCTTATCAAGTAATAAATCAATTTCACTGACATTAAGCGCCCTGATAATTGATTCATACTGACTTAGCTTTATATCAGTTTTACATTGCTCTATGCGTTGATATGTCTTTTTACTCATACCGCATAGTTCTGCTACTTCATCCTGTGTTAACCCTGCTAAATTTCTCCGCTTTTTTATCGCTCTGACTAGAGATTCTCGTGACAT